TTCTGCAATACCTGAACAGTCACACTACCTGATAATGAACCACGACGATACTGAATGTTCTGCAATACGATGTTAGCAGGAATAGTCAACCAGCTGTCGATTGCATTGAGTGAATTATTCGATGTAAGACCCGTAAGTGTCAATGATGCGTTGTGCAATTCGACACCACCGTTGCCAGTCACTGTAGCACTTCCATAGCAGTTTTCAAGAACGCATCCACCGTGAATAGTAGCATTGTGCAACTGTTGTTCACCTAAGTCACCATAAGTATAATCACCAAGTAAGTTCTTGACTCTAATGTACTCATCAGCACTACGACAATTAGCTAACTTGACAGTGCAGTTTTCGAAATGCATATCACTGTCTTGCCAGTTGTCTACAAACCAACCTGTGTTGATGTCCATGTTTCTGAAAGTACCTTGATTGATCTTCTCATTTGACTCAATCAAGCAACTATCGTATGTCGCATTACCAGGCTGAAGCGTCAACACTCTAACAGTAGTATTGCTAAACACCAATGGGCTTCTTAGTGCACGTTCAATAGTGTAGCCGAATTTAGCACCAGATGCATTTGCTTTATCACTAAAATACCAAGCTGTGTCAATCCAGTCAGCTTGAATATTGTAACCACCGATATGTTCAGCACCGTATTCTCTGATGAACAAGTAGTCAGTATTGCCCTGAATTTCTTCAGCTTTAACCAAAGTTCCTGATGTACCTTCTTTGACACAGAAGCGCACCATCTTATCAAGTATAATGTTCTTGTCAACTGAAACTGTGTTAGCACCTGCAAAATAGTAGAAACCAGCAGGGAAGTATAAGTCTTTGTGTACACTATTTGCAAATGTAGCAGCTTTAACACGTTGACCGACATTAGACGTTGTAGTTGCTTGTGTCTTGGCAGTCTTGTCAGGAATGTCACCGAACCATCTTACATCAACGTAAGTACCGGGCACTACTAACTTCCATCTACCAACTGATGTAGTATTAGAAGATATAATAGCACCACCATCGTCTGTAGCAGTAGAGTTAGCATTCCAGATGTAAAGACGAGACATACCACTGTCACCAGCTTCATTGTAACCGATGAGCTCAATTACATCTCCGTCTTCCATGCCACCGAGAGCTTTAAGCTGTGCCATAGTAGCAATAGTTCTTATCGAAATGCTACCATCATCAACTGATAAGCTACCGTTCTTGCTAATTACAGTCTTGTAAAGCAACCAGTTAGTAGCATTCTCATCGTTCTCCATGTTGCCGTTACCGATGTATGCTTCAAACTGAATCTTGTAGTCGCTATCACCTAGCAACACTTGATGTTTAGGCAAACCATACGTAGATGTGTAGACTGGATTTTCTAAAGGCTGTCCGTCTACATCGTAAATCTCTTTAAGATCGCCACTAGTATCAGGTTCTAAGAATGTTAGACGACCAACTAGCAATCTTCCAGTTGGACCAAGTATGTTTTGCCAAGGGTCAACAAAGTTTCTCATTAAATTTCTCCGCGTTCTTTTGCAATGTTATAAGCTTCAAGTTCAATTCCACCACGAGGTGCAAAACCAGCTTTCCACTGTCTCTTATTGCTTTGAATTATGTATTCAATTGCTGAGCTGTACTCTTTGTCGAAATCACGTTCTTTGCTATCAGGGTAAGTGTGTGTCACTTTCTTAACAGCTGGTTTAGCCACAGCTTTAGCGACTTGACCAACTACAACTGATCCTTTTTTAGCTTCATTAGCAAGTTGCTGTGCTCGTAGTAAGTCAGCATTTTCTCTAACAAGACGCTTTTCTTCATCGAACAAAGGCTTACCACCATACAAGTATTCGTCTTGTGCTTTCTTCTGTGTTTCGAACAATTCTTCTGATAATGCTTGGTCAGCTTCTGCAGATTTACGTTCTGCTAATGCAGCTTCAGCTTCACGTTTAGCAGTGTCTTCTGATTTAACCTTAGCAGCGAGTTCTGCTTCTTGAACAGTACGTCTAGATTTAGCTAATGCGTTAGTACGATCAATTAGTTTCTTTGCTAACTCAGGATATTTGTCAGCAATTTCTATTGCAAAGTTAGTAATAGCTTCATCGTCAATTTTTTCATTATTGAACGCGTTGATAAAGTCGTCTACTTTGTTAGAGATCGCTTTACGTTCAGCTTCTAATGCAGTTTGTGCTGTTCGTGCATCTACTGCGTCAACACCTCTTTCAATCCATTTACCAAGTTTTGTGTCAAATACTTTACCAAGCGCAGGACCAGCAGCTTGCTTTACAGCTTGATAACCAGTCTTTGCTGCACCTTTAGCAGGTCCAAACAAAGAAGTACCAACATCAACAACTACTTCAGCATCAGTCGGATCCCATTTGTCTTCATTAAGTCCACGTTGAACATATCTGATAGCAGGACCTGCATAACTAAATGGAGGAGGAGTAAAGTCAGAAATGAAACCAAGTTTAGCAGCAACTTCATTAGCAAGTGCTTTAGCTTTATTGCCTTTAATAGCTTGCTGTTTAGCATATTCGTTTGCTAAGAACGTATTGAAGTATTTCTTCTCTTTACTACGCTTATACTCATCAGCTAATTGCTGTTTCTTAGCACGTTCTGTATTGTACTTTTCTTCTTGTTTAAAGTATTCATCGTAAGAATTCTTGTCAACAGTGCCATTAACATCACTAAAGTATTCTTTAGCTTCTTCTTTAGACAAACCATGTGGTGCAGAAATAGAAGCAGGCTGCATAAGATCGATGAATCCAGGAATCTTCTTTAATTCATCACGATGTTTAACGATGAAGTCATTGAGTTCTTCATCACGTTCTAGTGCAATAGCTAGATCTTCTCTACCAGCATTCTGCAATAATGCAATTAGTTTTTCTTCCATCCTGTACCCTTAACCCAATAATGTGTTTTACGAATTTGCTTACCAAGAGGCGTGCTAGCAGGTTCGAAAGTGTTATTCTTGATAGCTTCATCTGCTTTCTGCTGAAGATCAGCTTCATCAAGATTTTCACCAGTTTTCTTACCAGCATGACTTGCAACAGCTTGCTTAACAGCATCTGATGTCATTTCACCAATAGTCTTTACACCCATGATATCAGCGTACAACTTATTGCGTTCATCATCGTTCATGTCTGGATAAAGTTCTTTATTGTATACTGATCTAGCAATAGCTTCTTTAGTTGCTTTCTTAGTTGCTGCATCTTTCAGTTTACTGATTTTAGCAGTTTCTTTCAAAGCTTGTTCTTTGCGCCATGCTTCATCTTCTGCTGCATACTCTCTTGCAAGCTTATCTTTATCGTAAGCAGCAAGCATTTCGTCTTTTACTTTAGATTCTTGTTTACCGTCAATAGCAGCAATACGCTTAGCAATTACTGCTCTTTCTGCAGCACCTTCTGCTTCATTGTATTGCTTGTATAGTGCAGCTTTTTCTGCATCACGTTGACGTTGTTCACTAGCTTCACGTTCAGCTTTGTCCTTTTCCATTTTAGCAAGTTCAATGTTCTTCCATAGAGTATTGTAATCTTGCTGTTCTTTACGTGCTTTAGCTGCTTGAACATTAGCATTATACGTCTGAAGCAATGCTGGATTGCCCCAAACATAGTCATAAAGTCCAAGCTGTAGTAATGCTTCTGATGGATCGTACATAAATTCTCCTTAACGTAAACCAAGATTGTAGAGAATGAAATCTTGCTGATTAGCACCCGCATCACCTGGAATATTGTATGGGTTAGTTTCATAAAGATTTGAAATCAATCTGTCAGCTGCATCAATGTCATACTGATCTTGTGCAGCATCGTATTCTTTTTCAAGTTCATTGATTCCGTTTAGTTCTTCATCCCACATCTTCTGGTCAGCTTTCCAATCACGATAGTCTTTACCCATTTTGTAAGCACCGTAACCTCTACCAAGCATCTGCATTAGTTGCATTGCAGCTTGTTTACGTTGTTCAGCATGTTTATCGTTTCTATCACGAACATTCTGTGACCATGCGATAATATCTGGTAAATTATAAGCTACATCAAATCCGTATTTCATATTTGCTCCTAAATCGATGCCAAAGTCAATGTTAAATCGTTAGACATCTTCTGTTTGTCCAAATCCATCATAGTCTGAAGTTTAGACTGCTGGAAGTTCTGATAGTCTTCTGCTAAATTGCCATACAAGCTCAATTGAGTGTCCTTAGCGCTCTTTAACTGATTCAATCTCTGCATACCCATGTTAGCTTTAGAGTTCCAAAGATTGTATGCGAATTGTCTATCCTGATTATAAGCATTCAAAGCATCTTTGTACAAATTCTCATTCTTATCAGTAACAGCAGTAGCAATCTGATTAGCAGCACCAGTACCACGACCGATACCAGCTCCAGCAGCTGTATGTTGAACAGCTTCAGTTGTTTTATCTATGATAGCTTGACGATTTGGTGCATAGAAGTCTTCGATCGACTTGTCATATTCAAATTCAGGTATTCTATCTGCAACACCGTCACCATCAGTGTCTTCACCATAGATGAATTCGTTTGGATCGTAGTCACTGACAAGTTTGCGATAAGTGTCAATGTCTTCTTTAGAGCCAATAGACTTGTTGTCAGCATAATACTGTTTGATCATGCCTTGCAACTGTGAATAGTTAGATCCGAGTTGCTGTTTAGCTTGATCTAGAATCTTCTTACGTTCTTCTTCATCTTCAGATGCTGCCCAAGCGCTGAACCAGCCAGCAACTAGACCAACACCACCACCGATTGCGGCGCCCCATGGACCGAATGCAGCACCTGCTGCAGCTCCTGTCCCAGCTCCTTGTAACATGCTACCCGCATAGTTTGCTTCTTTTGCGTAAGCCATAATTAGTTCCTCATATTATTTATCACGTGTTCTTAACGTGGAATGTTATTGTTGATATGCCAAATACCGTAAGTGTATTCTCATTCTCACTACAAATGTGTCTACCATCTTCATCTTCATAAGCAAAACTGTAATGATCTGGTAGCTCAATTGTGCAATCATCTAATGTGTTAATAATGCACACATTCTTGATGATGCTCAACTTGTACTTGTCTTGATAGTCTTTACAGTAACGACCAAGCAAAGCATTACGCATTTCTTGTTCATCACTGAATACACTTACGTCGTTAATAAATCTTTGATTAGAACGCATCTACTTCCTCATGCTGAATCTTAGCAGCAATAATAGCAAAGTTAACTGGATCTGAGCAACTGAACTCCAGTGTCATGACATTGTGAATGCCAAGATTGAACCATTCGACTTCCCAATTGTAATGACCCTGATTACCGAGCATGCCCATTTCTTCGTTAGCCCAAGCTCCACCATGATCGCAGTATCGCATCATGATCTTTGGCACTAAGTTCACATTGTCAAAGTCACCAGTGTTACAGAACAGTCTTACACGATCAACATAGTAATCATTGTAGTTGCTCAACACCATACCGCTACGTCTTACACGAATGATCGGACGAGCATCGTATTCATCAAACTTACGTGGATTCAACCAGACTAAGCAACCATCTTCAGTACCGAACATCAACTTGTTGTCATGAAGTCTTGCAAACATTGGACGCCAATAGTGATGCAAGTTAGAGTTCTTATCTCTTGTGCTACGTCTGTGCCATTCTTTTTCAGCTAAATCATAGACCAATGTTAAGTCGTCTTCGATGAACGTAATCGAGTAGAATGCATGACCATTTTCTGTCCAGCATTGACCAACAGCGTCTTCAGGACATTTCATCTTGCTGATCTGACGTTCGATGTCTGATGTAGAAATACGAGTCAACTGATTCATCTCGTAGTAGAAGATACCATTTTCACCGATGTCACTGCTACCCAAGAAGAACAAGTAGTTACCTACATTAGCTAAACTGTACACAGCTCGAATACCTATGCCATTAGCAGCATTAGATGGACTAACGAACGGAGCATCAACATCAGAATTGTATGTGAAAATCTGAGAGCTCTTTGGTCCGAATGTAATTAGTAAATTATTATTTACAGATAATGCAGTAAGTAAGTCAGGTGCCCATTCTGCATAAGTCACAAATCCGTAGTCAGGATATTTGCTGCTAGCGCCAATCATGAAAATGTCATCATCTTCATCTTCAAATGGGTATTGCTTAGAACAATAGAACGCGTCTGTTCCGCTGTCATTTACAATTAAATAGTTGAACACATAAGCACAATGAGTAGGTACAATACGTTGTGTAGTACTATCTACTCGATAAGGTAGCGCAATTTCTTTAATGTCCAACATCATATCAGCTGGTGTCATGTCAGTTGTAACAGCAATCACGTTAGAGCCATCTACAACAATGAGATGAGGATGTGCACTACCTTCACCACCAGTTTCACACATGCCTACTGGAGTGTCAACATTTGTCAATTGTCTATAGATTTCTTCTGGACCATCTTCAGTAAACACATAGAGAGATGAGCCATAGACACCAAATAGAATGGGCTTACCATCAACACCTTTCGATGCTTCGAATAAGCCTCTACACTTTCTATCACTGACTTTAGCAATCAACGATGTACCTTGAATACTACGTAGAATAGTAGTCTCACCACTATGTTCTACATACATATTGATTGATTCAGCTAAGCCAGCAAGACGGACATCACTAACGTTTTGTCCACCTACTATGTTATTGATTAGACTAACTTTAGCCATGAAATCTCCTTAGTAATACAAGAATCTACCCTGAACAAAATCACCGTAAGTCATAGTTCTGTAGTCAATGTCACGTCCAATGAACTTATTCACTGACGAACTTGTTCTTACATTTTCTTCCATCTTGTCCAATCTCTGTTTGAGCAACTGTACTGTGTTGTCACTCAATCTTGGATATTGTCTTGCTAAGTCATACACAAGACCAGCAGTAAAGAGCGCTGTAAACTGATTTGGAATGTGCAATGTAGAATCTTCATTGAAGTCAAACTTCTCATTGTAAATTATCTTTACTTTCTTGACACCAGGCTTAACCATAACTTGTACAGCATCTTCAGCAATTGGTAAAACTGTGTAAACATTCAATGTTAATGTATGACGATAGAAGTCTTCATAAGCAAGGAAGTTCATTTCTTCCATGATCTGATCGTCTGACATTCTATAGCATCTTACCACAGTCTGCAAATTGTCTACTTCAATGTCAGGATAAACGATGAAATAGTCTTGAGGATTTTCAAGTTCTTCCCATCCACCTGCCCATTGATAAAGCTTACGAGCAATTTTGTCAAACACCATTTCACCAGCTAGACCAGAGTCAACTGGTTCATGAGTAGAAAATTCAATAACGTAGTCATCTTTTGGAATGTATTCACCAACGATCAGACTTCTCTTGTCATCAGTAAATTCGACGTCAACTTCTTTTCTAATGAATGACAGCAAATTAGTATTGCTGTATTCACTCAGTCTGTCTTTCAATAGTTGATATGCACTAACGAATAGCTCAGCAGGTGCTGGTTGATTACGTTTAACCAATCTTGATTCTGCTAGTGCATTTGCAATAATGTCTCTAATTGTAATTGCCATAAGACCTCTATTTAAGCTTTATGTATTTGTTGTAGAATTGTCCCAAAGAATTGCTAGTCATCCAACGAGCCAATTGTGGTTTCGACATTGGATAGACATACTGACTATTGCCTAATGTCACTAATGACACTTGACTAGCAGGCATATATCTGATTTTTCTAACAAATGTAGAAGATGCACGAGAAGGGTTGTTAGTGCCTGACACACTAGCAGCCGCTACTCTATATTCTTGTGGACTCATTTCTTCGATAGCAGCACGAGTAGGATTCGTTACTGCTAATCGTCTAATGAAGTCCTCGTAAGGTGTATATCCAACCCATTGCATTAGCTAATACTCTTCTGAATAATGTCTAACTTCTTTTCTTCAAGTTTCATCATTTCTTGCTGCATCTTGACGTTTTCAGTTTCAGCTTTCTGATCAGCATCAGCCATCTTGATTTCAGCATCAACCTGTTGTCCAACAGCATCATTCTGAACCTTAGCAGCTTCAATGTCCAACTTAGCAGACTGAATGTCGTAGTCGTTCTGGATCTTAGTCATATCCAAGATGTGCTGTTCCTTAGCATTCAAGAGCTGCAAGTTAGCCATATCAAGTTCTTTCTTGAGCTCGGCATTAGCAGCAATCTGTGCTTCAAGTTCATTCTGAGTTTCATCGATGATAGCACCAAGTCTCTGCATAACAGCTACAGCACGAGCATCTTCACCCTGATTGTTGTCAGAAATAAAGTTAATGTCTGGATTGTTAGCAATAATGTCAGCAGTCAATCCGTCCTTGACATCTGCATCCAATGTAGCAATGTAGTGTTTAGCAATAATGGTACGTGTCTTGTCATCAACAAGATTACTAACAGCTAATAGTTCCTGACGTCTCTTCATGTTCTTCGTGATAACTTCAGGACCGTTAATCAACTTGAATGTCGGTATTTGTAGATCTTGTTCATAGCATAGAGCTTCAAGAACTGACTTAGTAATTTCTCTACAAGCATCTTGTGCGTGTAAGTATAATGATTCTACGTTGCTTTCGCTATTGTTATTCTGAATTAGAATTTCAGTAGCAGTCTTACTATTCTGTGCAGGATTGATACCCTGAGCAGCTACACCAATAGTACTTGACATCAAATCAATGCAATTCTGCATAGTCTGTGTCAAATCTTGTGTCTGATACTGTTCTACGATAGGAATAGGTGGCTGATCGCCATTGTACAAGTAAACCAGACCTTCCTTAGTGTTACCTTTCTTGTAGTATTCTTCAAGACCATCAATAGCATTAACGTGCATCATGAATGTAGCCTTAGGGCTTCTATTCATTCTTTCTAGCATCGTGCTATAGCCAAGGTTTAGACCAAACTGAAGGTCATAAGTCATGTCCACAATACCGTTATAGTCAAATCTATCATTACGAATTACTTCGTTATATGCTACACGGTAGATAGGAATACGAGTAAATGGAAGTTCAATCTTGTCAACAACTACTTTATCACCACAGAGCTTGTAGTAATCGACTGTGCCATTTTCATTCATTTCGTAGTATGACACAACTGCTATACTGTCTTTGTCAATCTTCCATTGCTGTCCGAAATAACTTAAATAGATGTCATTATCGCGCAGATAGACATCTTCACCATATAATCTCTTAGCCTTAGCCTTAGAAATGATATTCACAACTGCGCCTTTTTCCGCATCATTACCTGTGATTTCCTGGATGCAAGGATCTAGGGCAACAGCTGTGATATCTCTTACATGTTCAAGTACGGGCTTACCATTCTGTGTCGATATAATGACATAACCAACACCAGTTACGCAAGCATTATGAACTGCTTTAATCATAGCGTTCTTAAAGTTATTGTCATTCTCGAAGTTGTCTAGTGCTTGTTGAATGTCACCATATACGCCATCATTGTCCTCAATATCGGCATGATATGGGCTCTTCGTATATGGACTTACAACTGCATTTGCGAACTTCTGGTAAAGTGTAAAGCTTCTGCAAAGTCTATTCTTACGGTCGACACTGTCAATTATATCTTGTGACCAAAAGTTGCCCGAATAAACTTCCAAGTCACGTTTCTTACGTTTGATTAGATTGCAATAATAATTTGAGCTTCTTTGTAGAAATTCTTTAGCTCGTACTAATACATCTGAAATTTCAGCCATAAAATCTCACTTTGTTATAACTTGTTCAAAATATTTATAGCATAAATACTATTATTACTGAGGTATAATATGACACAACTCGTCGATTTATTGAACGAACTCGTAAGCAAGTACAAGATTGCTGAAGAAGACGTTGCACGTATTCAAGAAGCACTTTCTATGCTTGAAAATGGCAATGAAGGTGAATTTGAATATGAGGAAAAAGAAGAATAACAGGCATAATAAATCTCCGTACGTTTCGGTTATTGAGCGTATAGACCTGAATCAGTAACCAATTTTTTACTAGGAGATATCACATGAATGAAGAAATCACATTGCAGCAAGTCTATGAAGGCTTGATTGTACTAGACGCTAAACTCAACAAACTATTGGCAGTATTTGATAAAGTGGATAAGTTAATCGATGCCCAATCAGAACAAAAGACCAAGTAGTGAGTTAGTAGCAGAAGCAATAGCATGGCTCTTAGATAACGTCAAAGAGCCAATTTTTGAAACTGATACAACTAAAGACGGAGCCAATATCGGTAAGATTTGGTGTTCATTCTTTACGATCGAAACACCGTGTCTAAGACGTTATGTATCTGATCCTGATGCTCATTTAGGTGATATGTACACTATGATATTCAGACGTATTCGTCTGTTCATGCCCGATAAGTTCAAAGACATAAACTGCAGACTTTACACAGGCTGTTCTGTTGCTACTAAAGACATGAGTCAGGCAACAGCAGAAATGTTGCAGATACTCTTCGATTGGGTATTAGATTGTTTACATAAGATGCACATCTTGTTTATCGAGAAATACATTAACAGTCCTATGGATCGTCAGATGGCAATGACATTATTGCAGAAACGTTGGCGTGACCTATGGAATGATAAGATTGCTCAGCCTACAGTTGCTATTGGTCAAGACGAAAACTCTAACGCTAAGATAGCAATTACATTTACTGACGCATGATAGACAAGAATGGTAAAGTAAAATTAGCAACACACCAATTACAGTTCATCAAATCAGAAGCTCCGATTGCTGGCATTTATGGTGGCCGTGGTTGTGGTAAGACAGTAGCCCTGTCTTGGTTAGTTGCTACGAATTTAATCAATGGCAAGAATCAGATCGTCTATGGAATTAACTTCAGACAATTAGCAGAAACAATTGTGCCTGAAGTTATTAAACGACTAGATGAGCTCAACTTGCCATATCGTTACGATAAGCAGATCAACACTATTCATTGCAATGGTGGTACTGCACACTTCTTCTCATACGTAAACTATGAAGCAGTTCGTGGTCTTACTGAGATCGAATACCTAATTTGTGATGAGATTGCACTAGCTAAGCAAGACTTACTAGCTGTAGCTGCACCATGTCTTCGTGGTAATTTCAAACCGAAGATTCGTTTCTGCTCAACACCTCGTGCACGGCAGCTGGTGGAATTCATGGATTCGTGAAGGCATGAATACTGGTAAGATTGAAATCTATCGTGGTACTATGAAAGACATGGTAGACAAAGAATTCGTTACACAAGAATCATTTGATATGCAGTTCCAAGCTATTGATGATGAGCAAATGCGTAGACAAGAAATCTATGGTGAAATTCTTGATGACGTAATTGAAAACTGTATTGTCGACATCGAAGACTTTGTAACAGTATGTCGTAACAATTCTGATAGAAACTATTACTGCCGGCATAGATTTTGCTCGTATGCGGTAATGACTCTACTTGTATCATAGTTCGCAATGGATATGAGATTGTTGATTGCGTCTCATTGCAGAAAGCTGACACTGCTAAGATCATTTCAGAATGGCAAAGACTGAATAACATCTATCACTTTGTCAATACTTACTTGGATGCAACTGGTGGTTATGACATCGGTTTCTATGACACACTGAAGACACAGCATCGTAACATAACTGAAGTCAACTTTGCATCACGTTCACCTGACCCAACTTGTGCTAATGCACGTACACACATGTATGACAAATTAGCAAAAGCAATTAAGTCTGGTTTCTACATTGACACATATCGTTTCAAAGACATCTATGATGCATTGAAAGCTACATCGTGCTTAGTTAATAATGCTGGTAAGAAATCATTACAGTCTAAGGATAAGATCAAAGAAATCATTGGTTCTTCTCCTGATGCGACTGACGCATTAGCATTGACATTCTTTGAAGATGAAAATCTCTATCAAGTGAAGATTAGCCCTGATAGACAAAGAGAATTGATGTCAGTAATTTTCGGTTAACATAAGAAAACACAGTAGCAAATTAACTACTGCGTTTATGATTGATTTGCGAGGTGATTAGTAAGAGTGTAATAAATTTTTATGCAAGTGTAAACTAGCCATTTTGTGTGTCAGGCCAGTCTGCACCGAATTCCAACATACGTGTTATAGAATTGCTCACTGTCTGTTGGTGTCCATACAGTAATCTTATGATCTGTACAATATCTATCGAACTCATTCTCAAGCAAAGGCCATAACTCTCTAGCTGCACTAAGTGTCAATGGCATGTCTTCTGTGTAAATTGGTTTGAAACAATCAGGACTAGCAGCAGTTATATTTAACGAAAAGCACTGTGGATTTACTGTGTTCATTCTGTCTTCAAGCATGTCTATTTGTGCTTGCATCTTTGAAAGTGTTTCTTTAATTTGTTCTATATCAGTCATTTACGCATGCTCCACTTTCTGTGAACCTTCTTCAATCTTACTGTTTATTTCTTTCATCTTTTTAAATCTGTTAGCAAGTGATGAAGCAAATTCAACAGATAAATCATTATCTTTCAATATTTCATCGATGTAATCAGCATCAAATCTGACTGTATATCCTTCATCATCTGTTATTACCCATCGAATGTAAATATCTGTGACTTTAGTATTAGGATACTTACACGCGTACATGAATGCGATTATCGCATTACGTCCTAAGTGTGCAAGTAACTTGTCTGTAAGATCTCTGATAGTTAATGTAGTTGTGTGTTTTTTAAAGTTAAACATTTTTTAATCTCCATTTGTAAAATCTGTTTACGTCTTTTGTAGTGTTAAATTCGTGACAATTGATGCAGATGTATCGGCAAGTCAGTATGTCAGCAATACACTCTTTCATCGATGTGCATTGATCACATACTGCTATAGTTGTGCCTATCATATCACGATGCCATCGAAACACTTAGTTCCGTGTTTGCGTTTGGAATAGTGTACATTGCTACCCTTTGTCGATTTGTTGACTGATGTAAGACCGACGGTTTTCATAGGGCAGTGTTGGTATTCATTATTCCATTCACGTAATCT